CATCTGCTCACCGTTAGGGCCTATGGCGGCCTGCGGCTTGGTCATCTGAACCAGCTTGGCCTCCATCTCAGCATCCTTGTCAGCCTCCTGAAGAATCTTCTCCGCTTGACGCTGTGAGAAACCATCCTCTTCCAAAACCTGCCTTCTTGACGCGATGCGGTTTTTCAGCCGCCGCTCTACTTGCTGTAGTCGTAGTGACTCGTCCCTTGGTAGAGGATCGGGAAACACAATCTCTGTGCGATACTTGGCTGCGGTAATTTTGCGAAACTCTTTATGGAACTTGTCGTCCTTCAAGTCTGTGTACTTCAGCATGAGCCGGTTGATCAACCTCAGCCCCTCGCCATAGGTCTGAATCTTGTCGTTACGCCGCCATAGCAAGGGTAGGAAGTGCATAGCCAGCGCCACACCAGACATATTGGCCGCCGTCCCAGACGAGTCTGCCATCAGCGCATCCTTTGGCAAATCCGCTAGCTCAAGGAGGGAACTACGAATAAGCTCCATGTACCCCTTGGACAGGGCCATGTCCCCCTTAAGCTCAAGGTTCTCTACTCTGGCGTCAGGGTTCTCAATACCCCACATACGATTGGCGCCCTTTTCCACAGCCGAGAGCTTCATGCCATAGAGAAGAGTAATTGGCGAGCCGTGGTAGTTGACCACATCCGAGATATCCGTGGCCTTCTCATTGAACTCCCGCTGGATTGTGATCAGCGCGTCGATATCCGACTCGCCATACTCCTCTCCAGCTATGGGATAGTTGGCGATGTGCACAACCGGGATCTCGCCGAATAGGTTGGGCTCTTCACTTTTGATGCCCTTGCCGTCGTCGTTGTAAATCGTGTGCTTCTCCCTAGTCCACGTTTCTACACGAATGGCGGTCTTCTTGGCCGGTAGCCCCGTAATCTTATCTACCTGCCCAGCGTCTACAAAGTATGGGTAGACGATAGTGACCGCCTCCATCCTCTTACGGTCCACGCCATAAGGACCGCCGTATGTGGGGAACACAAACTGCGAGGGCAACACGTCAACTCTGGCATACGGGTCTTCAATGGGGTCGTTTGCTTCCCAGGAGACGAAGCAGAATACGTCACCCGTGATGCCTCCAATTTGCCCCGCCTCTAGGCAAAAGCGCCCGATTCGGTTTCTACGCCAAGTCTCCTCCAGCATAGAGCGAACGAACTCTCTGGCCGTAGACTCGTCTTCCGGGGTGTCGGGCAAGTCTGGAACAACAACCTTGAAGCCCTTGCCAAGAAAAAATGAAATGTGCCGCTGGACAATCTTCTTCAGATAGTTGATCGTCACAAACGGGTCATCCTCCCCTCTGGCGTAGTCCCACTGATTACCTTTGTAAAAATTCCAGTTACGCTGGTAACGAGTGAGTCTTACAGCATGCTGAATCTCTAGCTGTGAGGCGATGGAGTTGGCGTCCGTCGCCTGAAACATCTGAGAGATTAGCCGGAAGGGATTCTGCATGTTGGTTAGCTCTTATAGCCAGCCTGCCGGGGATCTCTGGTACGCCCGTTCTCGGTTTGCTGCTTGGCCGGGTCTTCTACCTTGAGGGGGAAGCCCTCGGCGTCCGTCTCGACAATGAGCGTTTCCCGTCTGGCGAGTGCCCTGGCCGCCGAATCCAGGCCATCCATATTCCCCATGACCGGCACCTTCTTGGCTCCCTCGGTGAAGGCCGCCTTCACCCTGGCTTGAGACTCCTGCTGGCGAGCCACGATGTCGGCTTGGAATTCCGCAGGCGTAAGGTACTTCTTCATGGGCCGCTGTTCGCGCCGAGGGAGACCACGCCCACCGACGTTTTGTGCCACTCTGTCAGCCATCTATGCCTCCCCACTTTGCTTTACGAGAAACGTGTTCGCGCTTCCATCCCAGCGCGCGCAATTCTCGCACCACCTCACGTCTCACACTAGCAGAAACCATGGCCCGAATCCACCCCGCAACGTCTTCTGGTGATTGACTTTTCAACGATCCTACGGCCAGAGCACCTCTGACCCTGAGAGTGGTGCAGGCCGCCAGGACAGCGATGGTGTCGATCTCAAGCTTAGCGTCCACGAAGACCTCTAGCCATGCGACCCCAGATGGTATTTTCGTCTGGCGGCGGGGCCTTTTCAATGGTAGTCACACACTTTCCGTAAACGGCCATCTGGAGGGGGCGCTCTTTATACTGGAGTTGGAAAGCATGCAAGTCTAGGGCGGTGAACACATAGCGTAGCCCAGATGGGTGCGAGAGCACAAACACCAGTCTAGGGTTCTTGTCGTTGGTCTTGGGGTATGACTTCATCTACGTCCGATCCCCTTTGGAAACTGCCGTCTGTTTACCACTGTATCACGGAACCACGATCTTGAGCGTTTAAGCGTATCGGCCATAGCGCGGCGAGTCATGAATGGAGAATCCCCCACTTCTATCTTGGAAGAGTACCGCTGATTTACGAGGTTACACAGCATCATCAAGCTGTCAGGATAGTCGTCGTGGGGCCGCTCTGTCTTAGAGCTGGAAGACTTCGGAGCCTGAATGACCATGTACTTACCGCGCCAGTCCTTCTCAAGCTCTATCATCTGCTTGAAGAAACGCTGCCATTTCTGAAGCTTCTGTGCCCCAGGCCCAGCCGGATAGGTCAGGCGCTTCTCTCTGATCTCCTGATAGAGCATGGTGTAGCCGTCATGCTTAGACCTATCGGAAAATAGGAACGCCTTGGTGTCTATGTCATACTCTTCCAAGAAGGAGTGCAGACGATCATAGATCGGCTCGCCCTTTCCGGTGGAGTCCACCATCACCACGCCGATACGGTAGTTCTGTAGGAAGTCCACTATCTTTGGATACTGCGCCTCGTGATCATCGCCCTGAAGCTCCAGCCAATTCTGAATGTGGGTGTAGTAGCGTGTCTCATCGCCGAATTGCTGAGGGTTATCCCACCACACCTTGGCCACCGTGACAATGGTGGAGTTGGCTCGGCCTACGTCAATGGCCGCCACTTGATTCTCAGTCGAACGATCCGACGTGGATGTGTAATCGGAACGATCAAAGGAGGTGGTTACTTTGTCGCCCCCACGGATGATCTTCTTGGACAGGTGATCGCGCTGCTTGATGCCGGCCTCTTCGAGAATCTCCGGGGCCATGTATGTCCCACGTTCCAGAATCCAGTGAAGCCGGTAGGACATACGGTACTCGTCGGAGTCAAACCCCAGGCGCTCTTTGTCCTTTTCTATGTACAGAGCGTAACGGGCGTTGTACTTGGCACAGTTATCACCGTCTGATTCAAAATGTGTCTGTACTCTCTCTGGGTTAGCTACGCCAAGAGCCGGCAGTTCACGATTCCGTTTTCTTCCACGCTCAGTAGCCTCGTAGAAATCAGAGCGGTGTGTCGTACAAGTGCCGGTCTTAACGAGTGTAGCCAGCGTGGCCGCGCCCATAGGGTGCACGCTTTTTTTAACTTTGATGTCGTCTATATCCTGAGCTTCGTCGAGAATGAGCAAATGATAGGTCTTTGACTCGATATTAGAGCCGGGAGCACAGGAGTGCGACTGTATAAACGAACCGTTCTGTATGGTGAGGTTGTGCTTGCCTCTTGGAATGTCAATATCAATGTCAGGATCGGCTAGCACTTCCCGCATCTGTACGCTTCTTAGATTGGCAGACATACGCGATGCAAGCGTGCGCACTTGCTCATACTGCGGAGCGAAGATGCCCACCCATAAGCCCTTGGCAAACTTTGTTATGCGGGAGTCCTCGCACAGATGAGGCATAGTTGCCAATCTGGGAAGGAGGACGCAACAAGGAATGACCACAAACGCCACAGTTTCGGTTTTCCCGCTCTGTCTGGAGTACAGTGCTGTTATCTCTTCGCCATCTTCTGATAGCAAGGAGTAGATGATTCTCTTGGCGAAGCCTTCTTGATAGGGGTAGAGCTTTACGCCGGTAGCGACCTCGCAAAACTGATAAACCTTCAGCGTGAGATCCCAGATTTCGTCGTCGCTGAGAACGTAAGTCTGCCGAAGTCTCGCTAGAGCTTGTTGAGCGGCCTCTGAGGTGGCAGCGAGCTGGTAGTCACTCATGGAACTTATGCGAAATCAACCATTCACCGTCTTTATTCATGGTGGCTGCATCCCATCCGTTGCCGGTGGTTGCAACGAACCTTGCCGCGATTTCCACGGCCTCAGTGGCATCTTTACCGCAGTACATGGCCGCCAAGGCGCACTCTGAGCCAGAGCCCCAGGCCGCGTGGCTGTCTTCGATGTCCTGCCGAGAAGGGTAGCTGTCGTAGTAATAGACCACCGGGGTCCAGCCATAGGAATGCTGCACGGCCTGCGCAACGATCAAGCGTGCCCAGTCGTCTTTGTCCTGCTGGCAGGCTGGGAAGTCCTCCTTTTTGGCGCCACTTTCAAACCAGTCCATCATCAACTGGCCGCACTCCACAAATCCCGTGTAAGCCATGACCACGTTGGCGCCAGCCACGGTGGCGACGCGAAACTTGGTGCCACTTCGGTAGTGCTCGCCAGCAACGATGCGCCGATCAACTGCCAGCGTTCTGCCATCCCAGGCCACCGTTGTCATTGGTTCTTCCACCACTTGTGTACTGAGGGAGCCGCAAAGCCCGCCACCACACCCAGCGCGCAGATGACAACCAGTAGCCAGCCGACCCAGGTGGGAAGGTAGTCAGCCATGGTTACTCCTGAAGACGAGTGTACGCATGTCCTCCAGGTGCGCCCGCAGTGCGCCGAGTTCTCCGCTGGAGCCCAGTTGGGTGGGCCTGAGACCGGCCTCGCACAGCGCGTCTAGCAGCGCCTGGGCCTCTGTCACCGTCAGCGCCATGAACGGAGGAGCAGCTTCTTCCTCTGTCACCCGCCGCATCGTCGGCGGTTCCGCGACGCAGTAGGAGCCATCCGCGTTGGCCACCGCGATGTGCAGGTTGTAGACGTTCCTGAAGAGGGCAGGATCTCGCGCCACGTAGAACCGCGTAGCCAGCTTGATAGGGAGAGTCATGCGTGTCTCACTTATGGCGCCTCGGGCGGCGCTTGTCCGTAGGACAACCTTATCCAAGTCGGCACCTACCGTCAAGTAAGTAGAACGTCAGAATTCCATGTTTGTAAAGAAGTCTCACGCGGGTTCCCCGGCGGGTTCGTTCCGCCTGCTTACGGTGGGGTTCGGTAGCAGAGTGGGTCTAAGTCCATTGGGCCATGCGTGGGTCTAAGTCCACAAACCTAAGAGTGGGTCTAAGTCCAAACTTGTTGTAGGACAAATCTCCAAACATAAGACTCCCCCAAAACCAAAACTTTGTTTGAAGTTCTCCAAACATAA